CTTAGTATTAAGCAAAGGTATTTTGATGAAATACTGGCTGGTAAGAAAACGCATGAATACCGTGAAATCAGACCTACCAATGCAAAGAAGTATATCACCTACCTATGTGGTGGTAAAGAATATAAAGTGGACGAAGAATTACCCGAAGAGGGTGAAATTGAACTAAATCCCATTAAGTATGATGCTATTAAATTTCTTACAGGCGAATATAAGGGGAAACGTCCTTATATGATTGTAGAGGTGAAGAACGCAGAAGCGTCAATTCTAACAGATGAGAATGACGAAGATATTGTTTATGAGCATCAAGGTGAAGAGTATCTCGCTGCACAGATTGATTATGCACTAGGTAAAGTCTTAGAGAAACATATAGATTGATTGTTTAATTTAAATTTTTATTGCTGAGTCGCAAAAAGAGTAAACAGAGTATCTGGACCGCGCCGGAATATGAATGGTGCAGGTGCAGGCGGTAGATTAGTTGCAAGAAGAGGAGGTGCGGCAGGCACGTCCCAGTTAGGTTCACGGAGACAGCGTTATAGTGACCTTCGCACTTCATTTGGACTATCGGGTGGTTAGCCATGAATAAGGTAGAACAAGCGAACCGGTATATAGACCTCATTCGAGAAAGATCGAGTGAGGCTTTACTGTTTTTATCCTTGGGTAAAGATTCGCTTGTTCTGCTTGATTTACTCTATCCAAAGTTTGATCGTATTGTCTGCGTGTTCATGTACTTCGTCAAAGACTTAGAACATATCAACCGTTGGATCGGCTGGACTAAAGCTAGATATCCGAAGGTTGAACTAACACAAGTACCTCACTGGAACCTTACTTATATTCTTAGAGGCGGTATGTATTGCGTGCCTAACCCTGATGTGAAGTTACTTAAACTAGCCGATGTCGTGAAAGCCATGCAGTTAAAGCATGATGTTTATTACACCTTCTTGGGTATGAAGAAAGCCGATGGTATGAATCGTAGATTAATGTTGAATGGTTACGAAGAAAAGGGGTATGAGAATAATGGTATGTGTTATCCTTTAGCAGATTGGACGCAAAAGGATATTCTTGCTTATATGAAACAAAATAACCTGCCTGAGCCGGTAAGATATGGCAATAAGGCAAGTAATGGTATTGGTTTCAATATTGATTGCTTTCTTTGGCTTCGTAGTAACTATCCAGCAGACTTACAGAAGATAATTAAGGCGTTTCCAATGAGTGGAAGAATTTTATTTGAGTATGATAATGGAACTAAGTAAGTATATAAAGAGTGATTCAGTAGAGCTTAACCGTTCTGCCATTCACTTTGCCAATTATAATCCGAGAAAACTTTCTGATGAATCACGCAAAACATTAAAGCGTGGTATTAAGAAGTTCGGCTTGGTAGGTGGAATTGTCGTGAACAAGCGAACCGGGTTAACCGTAGTCAGTGGGCATCAGCGTTTGTCTGTCATGGATGAATTGCAGAAATTCCCCGATAACGACTATCGTATTCGTGTCGATGTCATTGACGTGGACGAAAAGCAGGAGAAGGAACTAAATATTCTGTTGAATAACCCAAACGCACAAGGTACCTGGGATTTTAATGCTCTTGCACAGATTGTTCCTGACATTGATTGGAAAGACGCGGGCTTGACCAATGCCGACCTAAACACGATTGGCGTTGATTATCTATTACAGACAGAAGAAGAAAGCTCCATTGCTAATGCTTTGTCTGATATGATGTCACCCGTCACCGAACAGAAAGAAGCTGATAAAGCCGCCAAGCAGTTGGAGCGTGCCGAAAAAGTAGCCCACATGAAAGAAGTCAAGCAACAGGTCAAGGAGAATGCACAGAAGCAAGCTGAGGATATGGATGCTTATGTGATGTTGTCCTTTGATACCTATGAGGCGAAAGCTGCTTTCTGTGAACGATTCGGATATGATGTTGGGATGAAGTTTATCAAGGGAGAAATCTTTGATGAGCAAATAGAAAGGATAGATTGATATGCCAAATAGTGAATCTCAAAATATAAAAGGTCGTGGAGGAAGAAAGCCTAAGTTTGATTATACAAGCGAAGACTTTCTTTCTCTCATAGAAAAGTATGCCCAAAAGGGATTCACGGATAAGGAAATAGCTTTGGCTATTGGATTGTCACCGCAAAAGTTCTGTGAGAAGAAAGGGCAATACAAAGAATTAAGTGAAGTATTAGTGCGTGGGCGGGCAACGATTACTGCAGCCGTAAGGGCAAAATACCTTGCAATGGCTATGGGGGGAATAAAGGTTAAGAGTGAAACCCGTAGATTCATTCAAGAGAAATGCCACTGCATGGGAGAAGATGAAAAATGCCCAGCTTGTGGCGGGACCGGATGGGTAACGCTTACCGATAAATCCATTGTTCAAGAAACAATAAGCGAACTTGCTCCGAGTTTACAGGCTCAATCAGTTATTCTGTACCACTATGATGAAGATTGGAAGAAAACAGAGCGTAAGCTTGACGAAGAAGCTGACATTCCTACCGACATAAACCACGGTATCAGTATTGATTCATGGATTAAAGACAAACTGAAATGATAGAACCCCAGGCGATATACCACCCTCTGTACACCGATAATGAGAAATTCATTATCCTTATCACCGGTGGTCGCGGCTCTGGCAAGTCCTTTAATGCTTCCACTTTCATCGAACGGCTGACCTTTGAAATGACGGAAGCCGAGAAGATTGTTCATCAGATTCTCTACACCCGCTACACGATGGTTTCTGCCGGTATGTCTATCATCCCCGAAATGATGGAGAAGATAGAACTTGATGGAACAATCAAGTATTTCAAGACCACCAAAACGGATATAGTTAACAAGATGACAAAGAGCCGTATTATGTTCCGTGGTATCAAAACTTCTTCAGGGAATCAGACGGCGAAACTGAAATCCATCCAAGGTATTACCACTTTCGTCTGTGATGAAGCGGAGGAGTGGACGAATGAGGAAGAGTTCGATAAAATAATGCTCTCCATCCGTAAGAAGGGTATTCAGAACCGGATTATTATCATAATGAACCCGTGCGATTCCAATCACTTTATCTATAAGAAATACATTGAGAACACTCACAAACTTGTAGAGATTGACGGTGTGCAGGTTCAAGTATCCACTCACCCGAATGTACTTCATATCCATACTACCTATCAGGATAATTTGAATAATCTTTCACCGGAGTTCCTGAAAGAAGTGGAGGATATGAAGGTGAGTAATCCTGAAAAGTATGCTCACGTGGTTATCGGCCGCTGGGCTGATGTTGCGGAAGGTGCTGTGTTTAAGAAATGGGGAATTGTAAAAGAGTTCCCGACTTGGGCAAAGAAAGTGGCTCTTGCTTCCGACTGGGGTTATACCAACGACCCGTCAACAGGTATTCGTTGTGGCATCGTAGACAACCGACTCTATGTGGATGAGTTGTTCTATGAAACAGGAATGCTCACAAATGCCATTGCCGAAAAATTGAAGCCGTGGGGGCTGAAAGTCTACGGAGATAGTGCCGACCCTCGTTTGATTCAGGAAATCAAAAATAGGGGTGTGAACATCTATCCGGTAGATAAATTCCCTGGTTCTATTAAAGCCGGTATTGACAAGATACATGAGATGGAACTATTCGTTACTGAACGTTCATACCATATCATTGAGGAACTCCGTAAATATGTTTGGGATAAAGATAAAGACGGGCATTATATCAATGAGCCGGTAGACGCTTGGAATCACTGTATCGATCCTATTAGATATTATATCTTGGGACATATTTTGGGACGTATTTTGAAGCCGAAAGATTTAACTGGAATATTCACACACTAAAAATATAAGCTATGCCATTAACTCTAGAAGAAATATTAGCATTGCCCGATATTGGGCAGAAAATAAATTACCTGAAGAAAGGTAGAAAGACCGAACTTCCCGACCGTTGTAAACTTTGGGACGACTGGAATCCCGAACACCATGAAATCATAGTTGACAAGGAGAAGTACCCGGATAGAAAAGTTCTTGAAAAGGAAGCGGAAAAGGTTTTCGATGAAAAAACTGGTAAGACTTATGAAATCGAAGCAAAGTATAAGACTGAACCGGTGAACCGTATCTCTATTCCTTTGGAACAGGATATAGTGAACATTCAAACAGCTTTCACTGTTGGTACAGAACCGTCTATGGATTGCACTCCGACTGATGATGATGAAAAGAAGCTGCTGGATGCTGTCAAGGCTGTATTCAAATCCAACAAAATCAAATATCAAAACAAGAAGATTGTCCGTGCCTGGCTCTCCGAACAAGAAGCGGCAGAATATTGGTATGTTACCGATGATGATTCGTTTTGGGCAAAGTTCTGGAAGAAAGTAAAGACTACGTTCGGTGGCAAGGTCAAGCCCACCAAGAAACTGAAAAGCGTGTTATGGTCTCCATTCAGAGGTGATAAGCTATACCCATTTTTCAACGACGAAGGTAAAATGATTGCTTTCTCACGTGAGTACAAGAAGAAGCTCATGGATGATTCGGAAGTCATCTGCTTTATGACTATCACGGACGAAATGGTTTATCAATGGGATTTGTCTAAAGGGTATGAAGAAAGAACGCCTTTTGCTCATGGATTCCCCAAACTACCGGTTCTCTATGCTTATCGTCCTGAACCTTATTGCAAAAAGATAAAGACTTTCCGTGTCCGGTTGGAGAAACTGTTATCTAATTATGCCGACTGTATTGACTATCATTTCTTTCCGTTGCTGAAATTAGTCGGTAGTGTAGCCGGATTTGCTGGCAAAACAAAAGATAGGATAGTCAAATTGGAAGATGGTGCGGATGCTCAATACTTGACGTGGAACCAAGTTCCTGAAACAATTCGTTTTGAAGCCGAAACGCTTACGAACAACGCTTATGATATGTCTAACACTCCACGTATTTCTTTTGAAACCTTGAAAGGTGTTGGCAAGGCTTCCGGCACCGCTTTTCGTTTCATGTTTATGGGTGCGCATATGAGCGTAAGTAATCATGCGGAAGTGATAGGGGAGTTTCTGCAACGAAGGGTTAATTTCCTTGTTTCTGCTTTAGGAGCGATTAATCCAACTGAGTTCAATAAGGCATCACAGACGATTGATATCGAGACAGACTTGGTTCCATATATGATTGATTCAGAAGATGACAATGTAAATACAGCAGTAAGAGCAGTAGAAGGCAAAATTTGGTCAAGGCGAGAAGGGATAATGTTCGCTGGCAATGCCGATAGGGTCGATGAGATTTTAAAAGAGATACAAGAAGATGAAATTCTAAATAAGGAACAAAATAGAAATGCAGGTAACTAAACCTGCATTTCTTTAAACCGCCATATATAGCCATAGGCTGTTTTGGATTTTAGTGCGCAACAGTTGTATATATTGCCGTTAGAATACCCAAGTGCTCTTTTAATTTCTCTTTGACTTCCCCATTCTTTAATAAATTCTCCATTTAAAGAATATTGAAGGATAGGTCTTGACCTTTTGTTTTCTTTACCCTTGGGTTGATACCAGCCCTTGCGTGATTCGCTATTACGTTTTTTAGTAATGGGATTGTTAAGGTTTTCTTTTCGCGTAACCCATCTTAGATTCTCAATTGTGTTATCTGTTATATTACAATTGATATGGTCAACCTCTTTTTTGTTTAAGGGATTTTGGATAAATGCAATTGCTACCAGCCGATGTATGTACGCTTTTTTCTTTCTTCCCAATGCAATAGTCAAATAATTAGCTGGACCTGATTTGAAAGGCTTCAATATTTTTCCCTTACAAAATACTTGTGCGCCATTTCTTCCATTTCTGTATTTATCCAAACTTCGCACCCTACCTAAATTTGATACTTGGTATAAACCTTCGTACCCTTCAATGTCTTTCCAAATTTCATCCATAATTATTTCATTTAAGAGTGAATAATAAAGGCAGCCTTTAAAGTCGTGCGGGCTGCCTTTTGATAATCGTGTTATTTCATCATTGAATCCACTCTGCCAGTTACAGTAATACCAATAATGTAACCTATATCGCAAGTACATTCATTCAGTTTAGTGACTGTTTCATCCATGCAGTCCCATTGTCCGGCATCCCTTAGTTCTTTTTCATCCATCGTATTAGAAACGATATTACGAGCCTGATTTATAAGGCATAATGCTTTCAATAATTCAGAGTGAACAGCACCGTTCTTTATCTCTTCGATGTTAATTTCTGCTTTCATAGTCATGCGATTTTGATAAGGTTGAACTTCTTGAATGAACGAAACTCGTTCTTCTCGCAATCAAAATAGGTAAATAGGTTTTCATTAGGTTTGCGACCTGTACCTTTTACATTGTCGGCTATCACTTCGTCACGTAACGTACCGAATGCTTGACGAATTTCGCCCGAAACTTTCTGATAGAAGAACTGAACCGTTCTTTTCTTCATCTGTGCTTTCAGTTTCAGAAGCAACCAACTTCTTTTTAGACACTCTGAGAAACTTTCACCTGTGATTCTGAACATCTGCCATGCAGTACTCATAACCTCTTTCATCTGACTTCTAAATTTTGTGCTCATACTACTTATATTTTATGTGTTATATAATATATTCTATTTTTTATATGTGCAAATATAGACTATATTATATAATTGGCAATAATATCATTGTTAATAAAATATAATATGATATATTTTTATAGATTGAAATTAGATTATAATATATAATGTGTATATTTGT